CCGTAAAGCTTAGCCTGTAAGTTCAGCATTGATCTACTTCTTACCCCAAGTCGGCGGCTGAGTCAGATTACCGGTAGCAGGAGCCGCAACCGGCGAAGCAGGTTGACCTACAGGCGGCGTTTGTGCGGCAACTGGACCCTTACCCTGCCCTGCAATCTCAGCGGGGCTAGAAACAGCCTTCTGAGGCGGGGTGATAACGGCGACTTCGGGAGGCCGAACCACGGCAACCTCGAAAGGCTCAAGCGCCGTTGCAAGGTGCGAGGTAACGTAAGCGCGAGCTTCCTCAACGCTTACGTCCTTAATCTCGCCTTCATTCCAATTATCTGTCACAACAGGACCACATTTAGTTGTGTTCATTCGGATTCGCATTTCAAGTCACCTTATGCGGTTTTGACAACGTACAGGGTAACAACCATAGTACCGGCAGTGATAGAAGTAAAGTCAGCACCGCCTGTTACAGTAACCCTAGCAGTTGCAGCGGCAGCTTCAAACACATTACCAGCCTTCACAGTCGAACCTACAGTACCGGCAGCAACAACAGAACCAGAAGTTACAGCAGAATACTTATCTACAGCACCGCTAACACCTACTTGAATAACAGCGGTAGTATCACCAGTGAAGCCTACTGACGTTACAGCTTTCCATCCCAACACAATAGAGCCTGCTGGAATCTGAGTGGTAATGTCAATATAGCCAGTCGTGTTAGTGTTGTCAGTGAAGTCAGAAAACACAAGAGATTGAGATTCTATTGCTATTACTACAGGACTATTAACAATAGCACTTGCATCAATAGCAAGTTCACCATCAGGCTCAATTGTAATTTTACCGCCAGCTTTCACAACAAGCTCATCGCCACCTTGTTTCATATAAACTTTAGCATTATACATAAAGCTCTCCTTTTAAGGGGCGGCTGTTACACCGCCCCTGTTAGTTCAGATTACTCTTCAGGAGACTGAAGGAAGGTGGATTTCAGAGTAGACGCAGGCTGAGTGTCAGGATGTACGCGCCCGTTGTACTGGATAGCGGTAATACCCAAGATGACAGCATTCTGAGTAGCCGGGGTAAGTTGTGCTTCGAGATACCGATGAAGCGACGGATCAGGCTGAAAGATGTCAACCACAATGCAAGACTTCGCAAGAGCCGCGTTAGCAGCGGTAATGGTGTGAGCGGTAGTGGTTTTCAGCCGAGTCATACCGGAAGTGTTGTTGGCAGCGTCACCGCTAACAAAGCAATCAACAGTGCCGTTTTCAATGGTCGTACCGAGTTCATAAATGAACATGACACCATCGTAGTTAGCCATATCAATGATATCGGCCTTTCGCGTAGTAGTACCGGCAGCGTAGTAGCCGAGTACCTGAGTGACTTTCACATTTTTGCTAAGATTCATAGCTTTCTCCTTGTAGCTCCCTCAGTTAAGAGGGAGCGTTAAGTTAGGTTGTCAGTTCATTACTACTTCAATTAGGAAGCAGCGAGTTTGATACGGGAGAAGGATTCGGCCAGTACTGGCATACCGTCAGTTTCGAGGCGAGCAATGAAACCAACTTTGTTCTCAACAGCGTACAGTTCATTCAGACGCATGAACTGAAGTGCAAGAGAGTCAGCAATCCAATAGTTAGAGAAGTCAGCGAACATACCCACATACTGAGAAGAAGTGAAGGTATTCGGCGCGTATTCAGACATGATCAGCGGGCGACCAAGCAGCATATCAGGCACATCTGCTTTTTCAGCCAGCTTGAAGATGTAGTTACCGTTACCGTCTTTCAACTGAGCAATCTGCGAAAGAGCGTCACGATGGAACAGCCACTGCGCCTTAGTCATATAAGGCGCTTTCAGGCTGTATTTAGTCTGAATAAGACCGTCAGCAGTCATTGCGGTAGTGTTACCGGTAGCCATAGTAATATCCCTGGAAGTCGGAATACCATCAGCAGAAGCGGTAAACACACCAAGAGGCTGACCTACACCAGTACCGACAAGGTACGCTTTCTCCATTGCAATACCGAACTTGTAAGCCATACGGTCATTGACAATAGACTCAGGATTCAGTGCAGCGTTACGAAGCAGCTTATTGCTGATCTTCACCAGCTTGGTAAGCATGTGGGGAGACAGTTCACGCTTACCGAAAGCAATCCCGGTATCTTCAAGAACAGTCTTGACTTCAGGAGTCCAATCAGCATCGCCAACATCGGAATCCAGGGTAGGAACACCGCAACTAGCCGCTTCGTTCAGCGGAATGATGGTAGCCAGTTTCCGCATGAAAACGTTATCCTTCACGTTAGAAATCAGCTGTGCTATGAAGGTTTGCGGAGTCATGATGAAACCGCCCTGAGTGTCAGTACCGGCAGTAAGAGAACGCATTTCATCGTTGCTCATTGCCTTGTCGCCATGCAGCACGAACTTGCGGAACGCAGCCGAACGAGCTTCTTCAGCCGGAACGCCGGTACGCTGTTCACCAGCATGTTTAATAGCATCAGCAGCCATTTCACGCTCAAGTTCCTGCGCCCTCTCTTCGTCCTCGATGTCTTTCTTCAGACGATCCACATCAGCAATGAAAGCGTCGTACTGACGAATTTCATCTTCATTCCTTGCGCGGTTTTCCTTTTCAGCGCGGTCAAGAATAGCCCTTGCGTCGGCAAACGCCTTTCCACGAAGATCGCGGAGTTCTTTCAGATTCTTAGCCATTTTGCTTCTCCTTTCGCTCCGGTCTTTGTCGGTAGCGTGTTGCGGGGTTTGGGCTTACACAGCCTTTGTTAATTCATTTCCAGTTCAAGCAGTTTCAATCTTGCTTTTGCATTATCAGTTTCAATCTGAGCTTTTCTTTTCTCTTCAGCTACGCGCTCAGTTTCTTCTTCTTCTTCGGCCAGTTCAGCAGCAACGCGTTGTTCCTCTTCGAGTGCAGCAGTTGCTTCGTCAGCTTTGCGTTGTTCTTCGGCCAGTTCAGCAGCAACGCGCTTCTCATGCTCAGTTTCTTCGGTCTTAATTTCATTGAGCAGTGAGCGCATTGCACACTGAGTATCAACATAAGCCGGATACGTTACAGGAGAAACGTCATAAAGTTTAGCTACACGATGAATAGACCTAATCCAAGCACCAGGATTTGCAGTATCTTTAGTGTAAGTATCACCACCTTCAGCCACGTTGAAGCCGAACGAACATTGCGTGACATCCCCTCTATTCATTGAAACTTGTAAATTGCGAGCATAAGTTGTGTCAGGAGGATCAACTTCAAAACAAAGCCCAGTTTCATCTTCACTAACAACCATAGTGCCGGAAGCGGTACGGCCTAAAATCAGGTTCGGGTCATGGTTAAACAGCGAGCGGATATCAGACACAGGAATTGCACTAGCAAAGCATCCAGGCATAAGCTGTTCACGAAAAGTACCAATCTTTTCACCGTCCCTGATAATAGGCATCGGTTCACTAAGAGTTCTGAACTTAGCCCCGTAACCTTTGATAACAGGTTTATCAGCCTTAACAGCAACGCGGAGTTCAACAGTATTAGTTCGTCTTTCAATTTCCATATATCACTCCTTTGTTGCGGAAGGTTCTTTAGGTTCAACAACCTTATTAAACTGGCTACCTGCTAACCTCGCAGGGAAAATACCGGAAGGAACAAATACTTCATCCGATTCAGGTCTATTGTCAGGACTTTCACCGCTATTGCGGCGAATATCATTAGGCGACCAAGAAGCAGTTTCAAACCTCGACTTGTTATAAGCAGCCTGTGCAGCCATATCGCCGCGCATCAAAGCATTAAAGTCAAAATTGAAGTAGTAATCTTTTTCAGAGTCGTACATCAAATCTACTTTTAATCTTTGTTCCCAATTCTCAAACTCAGGTTGCATATTCAAAGTAATAAACATTTGCATTACTACTTCGGCACTTGCAAAGGTTTGATTCTTATCACCGGAACGATGAATCAGCATCATCGGTACGTCTAAGAAGCTGCAAATATCCTCAACCTGAAATTTTCTCGACTCGATATATTGGCTGTCTTGCATAGTCATACTTAAACTACTTATGTCCATGCCGTTTTCAAGAATAATTGTTTTGTGGGAATTACCGACACCAGTGTACTTATCCAATTGAGCTTTTAATCTATCAAATGCAGGATCATCAAGCTTAGCCGGATGCTTAAATACTTTTGCTATCTGAGCACCGTTAGTAAACAACCTTGCACCTTGTTCTTCCATTGCCATTGCAAGGCCGACAGATTCAGCCATCAACTTAACTACAGATTTGCCCACAATACCGTTGTCACTGTATCCTCTAATATGCAGAATCTCTTTCGCAGTGAAAATCTCGCTTTGACCATTCACCGGAAAATACTGATAGTAGAGCTTCGATCCACGCGGCGGCGTAGGCGAATTGTCATACATAAAATACGTTGCACCTTCAGGAGTAATCACAAACGGAAACACTCTGTCAGGGTGCAGCGGAATTGTCTGATTAACACCACGTCCAGGAGTTGACTGAATGTAGTTGTAGAAGTTACCTCGCAACATCTTATGAGCTTGGCCCATTAACCTCCAATCAAAAGACGTTTGCCATTCATTAGGCTTGTCATGCATTTGCTTATAAAGTCTATGATTCTTAGCAATTTTATGACCACCTTCAGGCAATTCTTGCATTACATGCAAAGGAAGCATTGCAAGAGTCAACGCTTTACGATTAACACAAGCATAAACAGTGCTAATCTTTACAGCAGTATCTGCGTTAACGGTTTGACTAGAAGCAGTATTAGCAATGCCGCCGAAGTAACCTGATAGCGCAGGATCACCGACAAGCAAAGACGGCTGTACTGAAGCGCGAGTTTCAAAGAGCGAGTTGAGCCATTTCATTCAGGCACCACTGGCTTAACAGTTCTGACAACTCCTGCAACACCAGGAGCCATAAATATGCAACCTAAAAGGATAAATGCGACAGCAGGACTAAGAAGGTAA